TAATCCTAGATAAAGAGAAGGGATCTAGGAGATCTCCATAGTGGGTCTTGATTTTTAAATTTTTAATCCTGCTATCCTGATTTTCAGGAAGAGAATTCCTCCTAACGATGCCATGGACCTCATAACCTTTGGCGATAAGAAGCTCTGCTAAGTAACTTCCATCTTGACCCGCAACGCCTGTGATAAGTGCTGTTTTACCCATGTCTTATGATAGTCCTAATGCCTTCTAGGTTATAGTAATATAGCCCTTCTTTTTCTGGGAAGTACGCAGCCCTCATCAAGTGAGTTATATCTCTCACTTCATCAAGCATTTTTCTAGTGTACAAGGAATTAGGTTTCTTTTCTACGACAGTAGCCTCGTAGTCTTCTGTTATTAGTTTAAGAAAATACTTTTTGAACAACTGGAATAAAGCATACATCCCATCAAAATAAAGTGAATGCGCTGTAGAGGTATCCTTTACTGGGAACTTTTTACAAGCAATAATTGGTCCCGTATCCAACCCAGCATCTAACTCATGAAGAGTGATTCCAGTCTCCTCTTCCCCATTAATTATAACCCAGCTAAAAATTCCAACGCCTCTGTACTCAGGGAGGATTCCCCCATGGAAGTTATAGCATCTTCTTTTACTAATAAAGTCTTCTTTTAAGATTGTGTCATACATCACACAAATTAAAACATCAGAATCCTGTATGTTTTCGCAAAGATCGTAGCCCGAAGGCATGTTTGCCTGAGCGTATTCTATGCATCGCTGACCAATCGGTCTAGATGTTGCTATGTGTATTTTTTTATTCATTGTTAAAGACATCCATATGGCGAAGGTCAGGCCAGTCCTCCCACGCCCATTGTCTAGGCTGGCGGGACTTGGCAGACTCTAAGGCATCTAAACCCCTCTGTGCTGTCTCTGGAGTCATGTAGTAATGATATCCCATCGTTGCGATATTCTGATCCCTCCAGGGCCTGTCAGGCGTTCTACCATCATACGACATTTTCTTAAGTTCTAGGGCAGCTTCTTTATCATCAGTTAAAATCATGCCTCCTCTGCCCAGATTCAGGTGCTTCTGAAACTGGAAGCTAAGACACATGAAGGTATTTGCTTCATAACCGCCTTCCTCCCAGAAAACAGCAGCATCTATAATGTTTGTGTCCAAAACAGAATAGAACTTAGTCCATGGTAGATTGTGAAAACTCCAATCCAGGCCCAGCTTCTCAAGTGTGAACGGGATCGAGATATACGTTCGACTCGGAATCATTATGGGATGCTTTGGCTTTACATACCTAAGACAAAGCTCAATAGCATGAGTACAGCAATCCACAGCAACAGCGTATGGGGCTCCATAGAATTTAGCAATTTCATTTTCAAATTTTGTTACAGATTCAAAGCTCATTCAAACACCTTATCTTTAGCTTGCCCTTCGTATGGGCCTGTTTTGTATTCATATACTAAAGTGTCATCTTCTAAAATTTCGTAGGTGTGCCCCCCTTGTAAAGTAAACGAAGCATCCCCTGCTCTTAGAATGTGCGTCTCTAAAGGTTTCATTTCCCTGTCAAAAAAATGCACTTTAACACTTCCTCGAATTACTACCCAACTTTCCTGGGCTATCATTTGTTCAAAACTAGGAGCTTTCCATATATGTTTGTGAGGTCTAAAAGTTTTTCCTTCGTTCATTTTCAGGAATGAGCATTGAATAAATTGATCTGCATCAACTAAATCAGTTCTTTCATTTGTAAAGTCCTCTGGAGTGCATACCATGTGAAGCAATTTGCCTTTATGACATATTTTTTTCATGTTGCTTATTTTGTCCACTCTAGCTTATAATATAATGAGCAGGCTGCCTGAGGGTAAACTTCCCAACGGTGACCACTGGTGCCGTCGTAAACTCCCGTGTTCAGGGTTTCGGGTGGCAACTCAGTCGATAGGAGCGTCCAAGTCATACCAATCTGAGAAAAATAAGAACTCCAATATTCCTCACCTTTTATGAAGCAGTGATCATGGTCCGTTTGGTTTTTCACATGAATACCAACCAAAGCTTTATTAGTTACTTTTTTGACATTAGACCAAAACTTATCCTGTTCTGTGGGATGAATATGCTCAATACATTCAAAAGAAGTTAATACATCAAAATAATCAGTAAATATTTCAGGTAAATCAGTACAAAAATCTTCTTGTAGTCTGTGTTTGGGATTAGCTACAAAAGGGACATCTTTAGATCCCTCCACAGACATCATGGTTATCCCTTCTGTTTTTTCAAACTCTTTTTGTAAATAACCTTGCCCAGAACCCACATCAATAAATTTTCTTGCCTCGGGCCATTGTTCAAGGATATATGATTTTAATCGAGGGCTTACGATTGTATCAACAGATGTCATGCGTCCTGTTCCATCAATAGATAAAGTGTTACACCCAGTATGTTTTGGTTGATAATTTTCTAATAGTTCTTCAATACTCAAATTACTCATCCTTCTCACCCTCAATAATATGGTAAACTAAAGAATCAAATGCGGTGATGTGTTTCATCCCGTACTGTGGCTCCAGAATTTGATGAAAGAAGAAATCATCTCCCGCCATATACACGGGCCTATCATTTGGGTATCCAGATACAAGCTTATCCCCGTCCACAAAAATATTCCCTCTTGGGTACAATCCCGCCTCTTCTATGCGCTTCTTTTCTAATAGGCAAGGCATATATAAACCGTGCGGCTCTGTTCTGTCTTCCTTATGTTCCTCTACCCACTTCTCCCAGCCCTCAACATTAAACTCGTTGGGATGGCGACCAAAGTGATTGTCTCCAAGGTTGACACCGTGCATGCCACTCAGCATTTTACCACTTTCAATCAAGCGGCTGCATGGAATGTTTACCCCATCATGATGTTTAATTAGATTATCTAACCAACCTTCGGAAAACCTGTCATCCGAATTAACCAAAACAATGTTATCATACTCACTTGAGGTTATGCAAAAATTATAAGCACCATAAACTCGGTTAAGGTAAAACTCGTTAGGGTCTGGGTTATTGTAGATGGTGTAGGGAATGCCGATCTTAGGCAACTCCGCTAGGACCTCGGGAGTTGCGTCATTTGCGACAATCCTCACACCCACATCCCAACCATCAACTTTACATAGATCGCTTTTAAGCTGATCTGCTATAAAGTGTAGGTATTGAACTGATTGAAAGATGAGTGAAACCACCTCTACATTTTTTTTAATCTCTGTCATAGTTTGCCTCCGTTAAATACAACTTCGTCCCATCCTTGCATACAATAAAAGCATTCGGGTAGGGGTTTTGTAATGCTCTGATCTTATTATAGATCTCCTTTGCTGAATAGCTCGCTAGGTCCTCTGGTTTTATCTCACTTTCTTCTGGCTTTCTTCTCCTATAGTAAGTGGCAGCATCATGGTCTTGAGGTGTCCCCCAATCGAAATTACCTTTCTCCTTATAAGTTTCTAAAATAGAAAAAATACCTTCCGTTCCAAGCACACTAATATGCATAAAAACTGCGCTCAATGGACCATCTAAACTAAACTTTCTTTGCCATAATACTGGTCCATGATCAACTTTGTCATCCATCAGAAACAGCGTGACGGCGCTGTCCGATTCATTGTTTAAGATCTGGTGTTGAACAGGGCATCCACCTCTATACTTTGGTAGAGGAGACGGATGTAAGCAAATACAATTATACTTATCGAGAATATCATCTTTAATGATCCAACTCCATCCAATAAAAAGTATGGTTTTAATATCGTTGGTTTCGAGTTTTTCTTTTAGTTCTTTACTGTTTTGTGCTAATAAGAATTCTTGATCCGAAGCTACTACATTTCGAAACATCTCCAGGGACCAATCTCTGTAGCCACAAAATAAAATCTTTTCTCTCATTCCACCCACCTCAATACCTCATAAGCTTCTGCGAAATCACACTGCGCTTGCTTGCCTCTAACACTAGCTAAGTCTTTGACAAACTCTGGGCTCCTAAAACTTCTAACTTGAGATTTAATACAATTATAGGCATCTATTTTTTTTTCGATGTCTATAGGTGCAAAATAGTTCGGTTTGAAGTTAGAATCTTTATCGTAGGAATAATCCCATAAGAAAACGTGAGGCTGCTCATACATTAGAACTTTTTTAACAAAGAAGTTTATGTCATGTGGTCTGAGCGCGATTAAAGCTGCCTTATATACTGCCTGATGATCTTGATTATACGAGGGATACGGAATGAAAACTTTTTCAGGCTTAATACGATTGATTGTATCAGAGAGTTGGTCAATAAGAACAGTAACTTCATAATTATTAACTAAGTTTGTGAGTACCTCAAAATCAAAACCCAGCATCTCTTTGGCCTTTTCAAGTTCCTCTATTCTTTTTTTTCTGGACACAACGTGGAATTTGTCTACTCCACACTCTAATACGAAGGTATTATCATCTAAGATTCCACCACAACCCAGAATCTCATCGTCTATGTGCGGAGAAATAACTAAGTTAGTATACTTTTTTTCACTATCGAGATTCATAAATGTCCTTGAGGCTTTTCTTTTCTTTTGGATTTTGCTCATCCAAATCGGGTACTAATAAATGAAATTTAGTTGAATTAGGTAACCAAGCAGGAAATTCGTTCCTTGGAATTCTCTCTACCTGTAGCGTGGATTCCTCTAATATCCTATCCAATGCCCAGCCTGTCTGACCTCTAGATTTATAATTATCATACTTCTTTAGGATTTGCTCGTCTGTGGCGAAGCCCCTGTGGATTAAGTTGAATGGGATACGAACAGCGTTCCTAATGCCTACTGGGTGTTGGCTTTTGTGAAGTCCTACTTCAGTATTGAATCTTAAGTTTCCTGTATTTTTCCAAAAAGCCATACGCCCTGCTTGCATGAAATGATCGTACTGATCATCCACTCTGTGCCATATGTCGCTTCTCCATAAATTATAGTGACCTAGAAAAGCAGAATCAATCCTATCAAGATCTAATCTAAACAAAACGTCATCCAATACGGTCGCTCTGGGTGTTAAATCAGAACACTCTAAAAGTCTACCGTCTAGAAGGGTATCGCCGTCCAACCAAAAAATCCAGTCGGTGTCAGGCTGTTCTGAGAGCAGCTTTTCTAGTAGTTCTTGTTTACAGACTAACTCCTCCTCAAACCTGTTGGTATCAGATTCAATAACATGCACATTATCAAACTTTTTGTAATACTCCCTACTTCCATCAGTAGATGCTTGATCAAAAATATATATTTCATCACAAACCTCCATACACTTGAACCAATTTTCCAGGTTACCTAACTCTAACTCATTGTGAAGCTGAGAGAAGCCCACAATCTTAGGCTTATATATTTTTTTATATTCAGAAATGTATAACTGTTCATTTTTAGAAAATAGGTGTGGAGAGCTTTGAAACCTACTTTCATAAGCATTTTCGTCGTAATGATTTTGATGTAGAACAAATGGGTTATCACAAATTTGAACCTTTAATCCCTTATGCCTAATACGCATTAATAACTCATCATCATCGTATCCGATGCCGTCTGCGTAGGCTTCATCAAAACCTCCCAAATCCTCTAAATTCTTTTTAGTAATGCAAGACGCAAAATGTAGAGGGCGGGGGTTAATTATAGAATGATTATACCAACCCTCCTCTTGCCCCCCATTCGAAGCCTTATTCAGGAGGTTAAGTTGTTTATCTTGATTTGCTAGACCATGTGTGGCTTCTTTTGATAAGGCATACGCAGCAAAAACTAGATAGTTTTCATCTGTAGTTTGGTGTAATGCATTAGAGATTAGGTCACCCACATGAAAGCACTCTGGGTTCTGAATCAGTATTAGCTCCCCTTTTGCTTTGGCAAATCCCAGGTTATAAGGAACACATGGGTTAATATATGTTTTGTCTTCGGGTTCCTGTCGGATAACATGGATAGGAAATTTATAATTGTTTTGAATATCTTCAAGACGCTCAGAGTCCTTACTACCATCGTCTACAACAATTAATTCAATATCATCTACATACTCAGATGCCTCAATAGATCCTAACGTCTTAAGAAATAGTTCTTTTCTGTTATAATACGCTGTAACTATACTTAGCTTAATAGGTTTTTCCATCGTTTTAATATCTCCTCCTTATCCAGAATCTCTTGTCCATTACTCTCCCCATTGAAGGGGATCCCTGAGAGCCTACACTCGGCCTCTACGAGCCCGTAAGTCTCGCTGAGTGATGAGTGGAAGACCTCACTTACTTGCCCGTACATCGCCGTAGGATCGTCCTCATGGTCTGCTAAGACTACGGATCCCGTTCCAAGCATAGGTTGGACTTTATCATTAAAATAGGGCGTATCGTTGACTTGACCAAAAAGCATAACTTTTTGATATCCTGCCATTATTGCTCTTTGGATGGATTTGTGGGTTTGCTTGTTTTCGTCAATACTGCCAATTACGCCAGCTACCCCATTATTCGGATTTGTCCAATTTACCTTTCTGACGATAGGGGGAATAATGGTCGATGGGTGATTTACGCCTTGCCACTCCTTTTGAGAATTACTTACGAATACGATGGAATCATACCGCGCCAGAGGAATGGTCTTGAGGGGCCAAACGTCTTTCTCATGACAGTACAGAATATGCCTCTTCACCTGCACCTGCTCTGGTACTTGAATGAAGTGGCTGATAAGGATGTCTGTAGGACCAAGCGTACACTTATCAATCTTATCGGATTTACACTTATCTAAGTGCCAATCGTTGGGTCCATAAAACGTACAATCATACCCATTAGCATTTAGCAAATTAGTTAGGTTTATGTGAGCCACAGTTCCGCCCCCAGGATTGGTCCAACTGGATACAATCTTTACCGTGGGTCGAGCTATCCTAGGTGTTCCTGTGATAACTGCTTCCGTTTTCATTAAAGACTTAAACAGGTCTTGCTTACTTAATGCTGTTGCCACGCATGACCTCCTCATATAGATCAAGCCTCGCTCCAACAACTTTGTTCATATCAAAGTTCTCTTCAGTCAACGTGTGCAGGTTCTCTCCCATACGCTTTACCAGTCCTGGGTTTTTAGCGCACTGTGATAGGATACGAACCCACTCAGTAACAGGCTTGTCGGGGTCGATTAAGAATCCAGTTTCTCCATTAACAATCCACTCATCATAGGCTCCACAATTAGTAGCAACCAGAGGGATTTGATATCTGCCGCACTCTGCAACTTTAATCTCTGATTTGGAGTCGTTAAAATTATTCATCTCAAGAGGAGCTAACGCTACGTCCATCGCTGTAAACATCTGTCCGTAACGGTCAGGAGTTTGAGCGTAATGAATATCCCAGTTCTTGCCTCCCTTGAAGCCTCTAAGGATAATCTGCTGGTACTTCTTCCATACATCATACTGCCAATCATCAGGAGGAGTGTTCGGTGGTGGGTGTCCGAAGAAGTCCCACCGAATATTTTCTCTACCTGCTCTCTGATTTACCATGTGGGGAACACCTGAGAAGTATTTAAGATCCTGCTCATGGTGAATACCTCCTACCCATCCGAAGCGTGTGAATTTCTTCCTAACCTTTGGTACCTTTTCCATATTCCAGCACGGAAGATTATAGTCGATGCTATTTTTTACAACAGCAAGTGCGGCACCGCTTCCTATGAAAGGCTTTACCCTCTCTGCAAACTTTCTCTGTGTCACAGTCACTAGATCCGAGTTGTTGTATATGAACTTTGTGATTTCCTCTAAACCCTTCTCCTTGTATACTTTAAAAAGCCTGTGACCTTCGTAGATATTGGTCAGAAGGTCATCCGTATCATAGTGGACAAACTTCCCGAATTCTTTAGCCTTCCCAACAATTCTCGCCGTATAGTTTCCACCGTAGTTGGAGAGGTTCTGGGTGAACACGATGTCAGCCCACTTCATGTCAGCGAAATCCCAGTCCTGATGCCAAGATCCATTCTCCTCATCAATTCCTAAAGGATTCTTATTGAATCTAACCTCGACTCGATCACCATATAGCTCTTGAAGCTTTTGCATTGGCGCGATGATTCGGTAGTAAGCGCAGCCCCCTTCGTTAGCAGGGACACAAAGTATTTTTAGTTTATCAGTCATGGTATAAAAATAGAGAGACACCCATTAGATGCCTCTCTATGATAGTTTCATTTGCTTAAGCTTTAAGCTTTTTTAGTCGTTACTGCTTCAACTTTAGCGGCTGTTACCTCTTCATCATTAGCAGATTTCGTTGCGTCTGAGGAGTGAGCCAACCCAAGACCAGAACCGAGAGATTTAATAGCATCTCCGAATTCCATGTTCTTGTTCATAGGAATGATAGCCGTAACCATGTTGGTGTAGTGCTGCCTCTTACGAGGGCTGAAAATTGATCCAGCACCCTCCCAAGCAGCGAGGCTAGGAATAAAAGCAGTGAGCATGGTCCAGATGGAGTCGATGATTCCTCCGAAAGACAGTGCTTCGCCTTCTGCTCCACCCAAGAAGTTTTCAATAACAGAACAGGACATCAAACCCGTACACAATAGCGTAATAATAATAAGATTTTTCATAGTTAATTAACTTTGCAGTTTAGAGAGGTAATCGTTATCAGAGACATCAGTAGCCTCCTTTGGTGTTGATGTACCTTGGACTGCCACATTCGTAAGTGTTGCGGCAGCTTTCTTTACTTCCTCGTACTCTTCCAGCTTGACAAGACCATGGATCTCATGCAGACTGTCCATCGAGGAGGCAATTTCAGCCTTGGATCCCGTAGGGGATGACTTGGGACGGGGCTGAGACTGGTCGTACTTCGGCCATTGCCCCTCCATTTCTTTCACGATCTTAAAGTCGTGACCTGTCTCGACATCAGTAATGTCACCGAAGTCCTCATCGAGCATAGCACCGATGATCTTCTTGAAGAGGATCACGCCTACTGAGAGGATTTTAACGTCACCACTCTCTCGGTCGAGAATGTTCATGTAGTAACGAGCGCGGGGCTTGATCTGTCGAGCCATGTCCTCGTCTTCTTTACGACCTGTCTTCCACAGAGCGTAGTACAGATCACACATGGGACAATTCTCCCCATGGATCTTGCGGCAGTGAATGTTTTTCACATTCCCATCGGGTCCAGGGACTCGGTGGATTTTAGTCTCCGCATAGAATTCCTTCTCCTCATCCTTCCAAGGTAGGATGCGAATGGCATTGCTGCCTTCGGGAATTTGGTAGAACTTCTGAAGGAAGTCTGAGTTATTGTTAGCCCCAGGGGGGTTGTTAAGTTGTTCGTGCTTTGCACGAAGTGCATCGAGGTCGATAGCCATAGTAGTTACTCCTTAGTTAGGTACAGTATGATAGTGTGATTACTTGTAAAGTTTAGTCTCTTCTCGTTTATTTGCAGACGATTGCTGCAACATATCTTTTTTCTGCTCAAGAGCGCGAACAAGGCCCTTAAGTAGTTCGTATTTGAAGGTAGCGTCATCAACAGAGGTCTGTCTTTGAAAGTACTGCTCGTCAGCAAACACTAGATCGTCTAGGTCTTTTGCGGTGAGCTTGACGCTAGAGGATGCCTTTGCTTCTTTGCGAAGCTGTGACATGAACCTAGTGAGTGCTAGGTTCCTCTCTGATACCATCTTCTTAGCCATGCCCATCAATCCATAATAGTACGAGTAGATGGATGCTTGTCGAAACATCTCGTTTTCTACTTCATACTCGTTGAAGGTGACGAGAGCATCGCTGATGTCTTTGTAGTTTTCCCAGGTAAAATCTTCTAAGGATTCAATTAGTTCGTGCATAGTTAATAGTTTGAAGTGGGTTTCGTAGGAATACGGTCTTCTACCATGGTGGAGGTAGTGTAATCATAAACTACACCATAGGGGGTATTAGAGTAGACTTGGGATTGTCCGTTTGGGGTTTCAATGATTGTTATTGTTTTCTTCTGAGTAGTGGGAAGGCTAAAAGTCTTACTGCCTATCAGTACCTTATCAGAGTCCTTATCCACAGATTCTAGCTGGATTTTTGTTAAAAAGTTTGGGTTTCTCAGCTTTTCTGAGGAGGTAGGCTTTATAGTAGGGTGCTGGGTGCTAGGAAAAAGAAGAGCATATTGAGAGGCTTTTACAAGAGACATCACTCCCTGCATATCCTGTGCCATGTAGTCGCCTGGGGCTCCCTGGAGGAGGCCCTTAGATGGATCCGTTAAGCCTGAGCGATGAAGGAGGAACGGATAGCTAATAAGATAAAAGTTTTGATCGACTGTCTTTCGACTAGGAGTGTTGGGGTTTGCATAAGACCATCTTCCACTAAAATAGACAGATATCCTTGTTAAAGGTCTATCTTGACGAGCCATTATATCTTTTAATTCTAAGTCTTTCATACCTTATTTAGGTAACTGAAAGATAAACTTAAATAGTTCTTCGTTCAATCCTGCCAGTTGCTGAATCATATTTGCGGTAACAGTTGTTAAGTACTCGTTCCCCATCTGAGGCATCTCATCATCGTCTCCTAGACCATACAAATCAAATCCTATGTGACAAATTTCATGTAGCATGGTTCCTCGGTAGTCTGCTTCACATTGATGTGGATCAATAGTGAGGAGAGATTTAGGAAATTCTACACATCCGTAAAGGTTGTCTTTGGTCAGGGCTCTTTGCTCGATCTTGAATGTCTTAACCCCTGTAAAAACTTCCATGGGGTGTACGGGATAATCTTTTTTAGTTTTCATTATGCATCTCCTGTGAATACCTCATCACCTTCCGACATTCGGAGTGTGCTATAGTCTACATCCATAGGGACAGAGAATCTAGGTCTACCATTACGAGACTTAATTACATATCCTCTCATCTTACCATCGTCGAACTCTTCCTCCGATTGATTAAGGGACATAGCAAAATCACATGTTCGGATCTTACCGTAAGAATCTCCAAGCTCTGCGTCTGTGATGATCTTCACCATCCTACCCTGTCGGTTGGTTTGTGTGGCTGTCCAGACGAGGATGTTGTACTCCATAGCAACGCCTCTAAGCTCCTCAGCGACCTTCTGCTGGGCATGGTACTCTTGCAGAATCTCTCTGGTCGGGCGAAGTAGTTCGAGGTAGTCCACAATCAGGAGGTCGGGCTCAAACTCATCGTAGTTTTTAAGCTGGACCAAGAGGTTGCGAATGGTATTAATAGATGCCTGTCCCGTAGGGAACTCCTTAATTACAAGCTCACTCCCTGGGAACTCCACCTTAAACATCTCAAGTCTTTCCTTGACCGTGAGTTGGTTAGCAGGATCTTTAAGTTTAAACTGAGGCACTAAGGTCATGATCGAATCAAACCTCTGGGCAATCTTATCCTCACTCATCTCAAGAGAGACATACAAGACCTTCCTACCCTCAATCATGGATTGAACTCCTTGATTAACAAGATACAAGGACTTCCCCACGCCAGGAGGGGCGACCACCATAGCCATTTCTTTAGAACCTAAACCCCCCTCTAGGGATTTATTAATAGCGGGTAGGACGGTCTTGTATTTGTCCTCAGTTTTCTTATTAAAGATACGATCCCAACGACCAGCGAAGTCCTCGAAATAGTCTTGACCCGTATCTACATCTCTGTTAATCAGGAGGGCTTTCTTAACAAGAGCCTCTACCTCATCAATCCTGTTGTCTTTAATTAGCGAAATACTCTCAGCAATCGCACTCTTCATGGCCTCCTTCTTGGCGAAGCTCTCTACAAGGTCGAGCATGTACTCAGTGTTTCCTACGGTGGAGGTGTCTACATTGTTAATGTATGAAAGTTCATCCTCATAATCAGAGGCACTCTCTCTGGCTCCGAGAGTAGGCTTTACATCCTGAATGATAAAATCATCAGTAGGTAACTTGCCGTACTTCTCGTAATGCTCCTTAACCTTCCCAAAAATCTTAGCATGGGAGGGGAACTCAAAGTAAGTAGGTTGAACCAGATTAACAATCTGGAGGTAGAAGTCCTTGTTAGACTTCAATAGGTAGAGAATACCTCTCTGGATATTCTCGCTGAAATCGTATGCCATGGTGGTTACTTGTTTTTGTTAGGTTTCGCTGGGTCTAAGTGAGTTGTTCCGATGTCCTTGTAGCCCATCTTGTTCGCCCTATCATAGGCTTCTATCGTGAGTTTTTTAGCAGTGTCCTGCTTTTTTTGGGCTTCTTTGTTAGTTACCTTCTTCAAGCCATGAGTCTTGGCATACTTATCGTAGTCAATGGAGGCAGACTTGTACCTAAACTCTTCATTGTCTGTAGCTTCTTTTGTTTTTCTAATCTCACCATGAAGGAAGCGATCTGCTGAGTCTTTATCGTAACCCTTCTCGTGGAACTTTTCATACCTACGTCTAACAGTAGAGAAGTCTTGCGCTCCCGTACCATGATTACCCAGGCCATCATCCTTAAAGGAGATGGCGACACCCTCACTCTGCCAGTACCTATTCCCTAAAGTGCTACACTTGGGACACTCGGTTTGCTTTGGTGCTTCACCCATAAGGTGTTCTCCCTCCCAATATATGTTACACTCTTTACAGATCCATTCGTAGAAAGCCACTAGCAATCACCTCCTGTCAAGGAACAAACATCTCCTGCTGCGACTGAAACCTCTGCCTCTCCACCCATGTGCCTTTCAATGTTTTCTTTTGTTAGAGGGATAGCTTGAAGAGGTTCTCCTTCTTTTGCCCCTGCACGATATACCGTGAGCCCTTTCAGGTAAGGAGCATAGTCCAGAGCCGCTTGAGAAAACTCTTCAGGCGTAGAAGTGGGTGGGAGGTTGATTGTTTTTGAAATACAGGAGTCGATATACTTTTGAACGGTTGCCTGTACTTTGATGTGATCCTCGGGGAGAACATCATAGGCTCCAATGAATGGTTCCAGATTTTTCTTCTTGTCATAATATTCTTGGAATAAGGGATCGACAACTAACTTCTCTTTCCAAATATTGTTATGGCGATAACGCCTGTTATACATAGCAGAAAAGATAGGCTCAATTCCCGAACTAACCCCGTGCAACATTGAGATAGTACCACAAGGAGGGATAGTAAGCATAACAGCATTGCGGATGCCGTATCGTTTGATAAGCATTCTGATCCTAGCTGGGAGAGTCTTTGCAAAATCTTCTTCAAGGTACTTCTTGTAGTCGAACTCAGGGAAAGGCTTCTTATCCCTTGATAGGTATATAGACATCTTATATGCCTCATCTCTGATAGTTCCGAATAATCTTTCCAAAAACTCTAGGCAGGACTCACTACCATAACGCAAACCAAGCTTGATTAACATGTAATGAAGACCAGTAACACCGAGCCCAACTCTACGAGATCTCTCACCAACTTTCTTACACTCTTCGGTTGGGAAAGTGTTTACAGTTAGGACATTATCTAGAAAACGGATTCCAGTTCTAACAGTCTTTGCGAGGCGTTTCCAATCGAGATCGCTACCGTCATCAAGTACCATGTTATTAAGATTAATATTACCCAAACAGCAATTCCCATAAGACGGCAGGGAAATCTCGCCGCAAGGATTCGTCGAATCCAGACGCTCAAAGTATGAAACATTAGTATAACTATTTGCAAGGTCAATGTTGTAGATGCCAGGATCACCAGACTCAACGGAGTTCTTCCAGATCATATCCCAAAGATCTCTAGCTTTCATGTCTCTCTGGCCTATCATCTCAAAGGTATCAGTCCAAGCAACCTTATTAAAGTTCTCTGCACGGGCTATGGCATCTTCCTCATCCATACCTAAGACACTTATAATCTCATCTCCATTACGAGTAAGATCATACGAGTGGTATTCTTTATTGTTAAACGTGAAGTACCAGTCTTCACCAAGCTCAATAGCCTCTAGGAATCTGTTAGTAATAGCTACTGAAATGTTAAAGTTATTAAGCTCACCTTGGTCTAACTTTACAGACAGAAACTCAAGTAAATCAGGGTGGGTAATATTAAGGATACCCATAAGAGCAGTTCTGCGATTTTTACCAGCACGGACATGTTCACCTACCTCATTAATCATTTTTAGGACAGAGACAGACCCTGGAGCAGAGTTCTTTACGCTTCCAATGTGATCTCCTTTAGGTCGGATCTTAGATACGTTAAAGCCTACCCCACCACCCGCGCAAGAGATGCGATACATATCCTGCACAGTCTGTCCAATTGAATCCACATCATCTTCAGGAATAATAACATAACAATTGAGCAAGTTATGATTCCCACGGTTCCTACCTGCACCAAATATAATCCTCCCGCCAGGAATAAGATCACCAGATCCAATAGAGTCGTAAAATAACTTTTCAACTTTTTCTTTATCATCATCTCTCTCAGCCGAAGCCATTGTTTTGGCAATTACTTTAGCCCTGTCGGACCATTTTGTTTCACCTGGGTATGCGTACCTGCTTTCAAAAATTTCTTGTCCGATGCCCGTGAGTGTTGTGTTCGCCATTTTATTTCCCTTTTAACCTAGTTATTCCGCTCGACTTTATCATAGTGATCGTCTTGGCATTGTCCATTAAAGATTTAAGATAATTATTGTGTGTAATTACGAACAAACTCTTCTCTTTCTTTAATTCAGACAATAGTATGTAGAGTCCTTCTAATCCTTCTTGGTCAAGATTCTCAGCTACTTCATCGAAAAACATTATGTTTGTTTTTTGGTTGTGGGAGATCTTCAAAAGCTCCTGTAACCCTAGCATAACAGACAGGCTTATCTTCCTTTTCTCCCCTCCAGATAGGGACATATAGTGGATAGAATTCTTGTTGTGAGTGATAGTCTCCTTCAGGCTTTCATCGAACTCAATAAAGAACTTACCTTGGGAGAGGTGAGACAGATAGAAGTTTACCTTAGAGTTAAAGTACTCTAATACATTTTTAATAATGTATTTTACAATACCTGCTTCCGAAAAAGCCTTCTCCCAGAAGCGCATGATCTCGTACTTGCTATTGTACTCTTGCTTAATGTCATAGGATGCTTGAATCTTATCTAAGGTTCCTTGCTTTATGTCCTCAAATGTATCCGACTCCTTCTTAAGCTGGTTGTACTCGATGATCCTATGGTATTGTATCGAGGTGATTGGGAGTTCTTTTACTTTAGTTATACAAGCGCTCCTCTCTGCTGCTAATTCAGTCTTCCTATCTACCTGCTCTTGAATCTCTAGCTGTATTCTTTTTGGGTGGTACGGAGTAGTTACTATCTGTCCACACTTATCACACGGTGCAGTTTCAGAGGGGTTAGCAAGCCTATTTTTTAGTCGAAGAATATTTCCATCCACTTCGTCCATCTTTTTACTGATGCCTACCATGTTCCATTCTTGAGAAGCGTTGGTCTGTTCTGCTAGAACGACCTCTTTTAGAGAGAGGGCTAGAGTTTCCTCACCATACTTTCCTTCTACATCCTTTCTTAATTTCTCTAAGACTTTAATCTTCTTATCAAAAGACGTAATGCTCTTTTCATGCTCCAGAATGATAGCGTTTTGATTCTTTACCGTCTGAGAGTACTCAGACTTCAGCCTCTTCACAGAGTCTCGCAGCGTAAAGAGTTCATCGAGGTTCAAGAAGTTCTTGATGATGATTCTCTTATCCTCTGGCGTAGCATTAATAAACTCAATGTTATTCTGCTGACCGAAGACAGTTGAAGCTAAGAAGACTTTATAGTTAGTCTGGAGAAGCTCATCAATAAAGGCTTGAGTGCTTAGAGCATTGTCTCTGGTAAGTTCCTTGTCTCCCTGATGAAGTCTTAAGTATACAGGCTTCCTCCCTCTCTCGATTACTATATCATCGTTAACAGTAATCTTAACAGAGCAGTTTTTCTTTTCCTTGTTATTAATCAAAGCTTCTTCGGTGGACTTCCTAATAGTCTTGCCGAATAAGCCCCATACAACTGCTTCTAGTAGAGCACTTTTACCTGACCCGTTACTACCCCCTGTATCTTTATTGATCCCCTCAATCAGCACGATGCCCTCATGCTTATCGAAACTAAATTTTACATTCTTTATAGAATAAAAATTATTGATTTCTATCTTGTTGATTTTCATGAATTAGCTTTAGCCCAGAGAGGAGTTCCTCTTTATTAATTTTTGTTTTACTTGAATTGATGTAGTGGTCAATCAACTCATCATTGAGAGCGGTAGTGAATACCCTACCATCAGTTTCAAACTCATCCTTCTCATCTAAGAGAGGCTTATACTTAATCTCTAATGACCCTACCTTAATCTTGTCACACAACTCTGCTATTCGATCCTGGTCTTCGTCAATAGTGTTAATATTAATTCTTAACAACGTGAAGTGGTAAGGCTCTGTATCCTGATTGATCCAGTCGATGTTATCCTCCACATTATCATAATCAACTACAAGGTGTCTGGGTCCTCCGAGGGACGGCACCTTTTCCAGCCCATCTTTTCCAAGAATTCCGTAGAAACAATCTTTCCCTGCTTCTCCAAAGTTAGTGGAGTAAGGGGTTCCGAGGACTGTGACGTTCCCATTCCTACCTTCTTTATGAATGTGCCCAAGAATCGTAGGGTTCCTAAAATCGGATAGAGCCAAAGTAAAATCAGCATCGCCAGCAGAGTTAAGAACCCCATAATAACCAAAGTGACCGAACACAGTATAACCCTCAGGGACGTTAGCAAGATCTTCTTTAATTTTTTGTTCATCTTCATAATGTGGAATGAAAGCCCACCTGTTTCTATGGTCATGCCATGTCTTGGTTATGACTGTTACACGGTTTCGTCTATTTTTTGGATTAGGTAACATCTCCTGAGTCTTTTCTCTTTCCAAAAGCGTTAAAGCAGTAACTCCATCATCGGCTTTGGTTACGCTATCGTGATTGCCTCTTAAGATATATACTGCTTTGTCTTTGCAAACCTCATCTATCAACTCTTTTAAAGCAAGAAGAACCGTGGGTCGAGGATTCCTATGCATCATGAGATCTCCTAAGAAGATCACGTTCTCACACTTTGGATTATCCTTACAGATCTTTATGATGGCTTCCTTCTGAGCATCAAGCAGACCCATAGGTTTATTATCGAAATGTAAGTCCCCGATTATTAATGTCTTTACCATTTATCTATTGGACACTTCTCAGTCTCCATTTGTGTTTTATATTTTAGCACACATCCACAGATTTTACATCTGCCTTCTGCGTAATGTTCACAGTTTTTACAGATAGTAATCCTTTGCTTTGCGGTCAAGGAAACCTCGCAACCTCCCAGAACCCAGCAATATATAGCTCTTCCTAACCTAAGTACTCTTTTCATACTTATATCTTACCCCCAAAACTGCCACCACTTTCTATTAAAACCTTCTTTGAATTCCTGCATTACATTAGGGAAATCCTCCGAAGGGTACTGATTCTTTCCTAGGTTAATTATCCTAGCGGTAAGTACAATGTTGTTTGGAAGATACCCTTTATCATTAAGCAGCCGATCAACACTAAGAGCTAGGGGATGATAACAAACATCTTGATGCTCTAAACGAAGAGGTACTCCAGACCAATAACATAACCCTCGTTGCCTTGCATACTGAGACATTAGATCTCGGATAGTAATATCATGCACAGGCATCACACCCTTACGGGATTTTGTCATGGTAGCGGCCCTGTCTCCTGAAGATTTAGTGTTGTTTAGAAGCTTACGCCAGATGCGCTTAAAGCTACCATCCAAGTAGGGTTGATACTGAAAGGTTTTCATAGTACGGGTATCCCGTTATTAAAGTGAACTTCTTTGCCGTCCCCAAAGGACTTGCCTACCTCAGCGTCAATCGCAAGGGGCACATCGAAATGAATATTAAAAATCTTCTTGATCATCGGGTAGTTGACCATCTCATCATAGAGGATAGTGAGTGCATCTTTCACTTCTTCTTTGGGACAAACGATCTCAATCGAGTCATGGACCGTAGCGACGGGTCTAGCCTGTAGCCCTGCCTCTTTAAATCGTTGGGATGCTCCTAGGAGAGAGGTCAGTAGTATGTCAGAGGCGGAACTCTGGATAGTAAAGTTGAGGCCCTGACGAAGGGCTCTGTTAATAACAGAGCGATCTCTACTATAAACATCAGGCAAGTTACGCTTGCGACCAAAAATAGTATATGCGTAACCGTTTTTTCTAATAAACTCATTTACAAACTCCATGTAGGAAAAGATTCCAGGGTACACGTTCTCATAGTCCTTGATGATCTTCTCGGCTCTCTTCAAAGGGATCCCCATAGTCTCGCTTAGATTAAAAGCACCTCCACCATATACAATAAGGAAAGAAACAGTCTTGGCTATCTGTCTCTCCGATTTTGTAATGTTCTCCTTGTTGAATAGGAGTCTTGCGGTGTAAGTGTGTAGATCCGCGCCCTGATTAAATGCCAACTGCATATTCCCCTCTTTAGCAATATGGCTCAGGACACGGAGTTCCATGGCTGCGTAGTCGGCTGCTATGAATACCCAATCACCAGGAGCCTTGAATAGACTTCTAATGTTGTTCTTTGTTTCACGGGGCAGAGTGTGGAAGGATACTCCCATCGCTTTCTGAGCGTTATACGAGGCGCATGAGAGCCTTCCTGTAGATGTACCATCGAAACGGAAGTCTACGAAGACCTTATCGCGCTCAGTATATGCAATAGCATTCTTAGTCCCATCAATATAAGTCTTGGTTAACTTCTCAGACTTACGGAGTTCCAGTAACCCTTTAAGGAATTTCTTAGCGTCGGTAAGCTCTAGTGTAGACTTGGAAGCAATCACCGACTTGCTTATCTTCTTGCCTTCGTCTCTGTATTTCCAATTAGCCACGACTCTCTAACTCCGTATCAATATGTTCAAGAAGTAGTTTAAGTGTGGGTGCAGACACGGAGGGTTTTCCTTTGGCTGTTTTGTCGGGGGGATATAATTCCATACCTGATTCTCTGGTGTATAGGATTTCGATTAAATCATTATTGGATGCGAGATTGTCCAGCTTAGTGACACTCTTACAGGTGTATAGGAAATCCTCTTCGTCCATGTTGGTAGATCGAAGCTGCTTCCCTACGGAATCCAGAGTTGTAATGTCTACGTCCAACCCGTTGTACTCCATCTCTGCAAAAGTTTCTAAGGAGGGCATCACTACATTCTCAATAAGATTCATCACGGGCTGACCATCTAGTTTTTCCATGATTAGGTCAAAGAGTTTGAGGGTGAAATAAGTATCCATCGCATTGCCTTCACAGCAATCAGAAAGATCCATATTTGCCCAATCAAATTTACGAGGATTATCTATGGTTAGCATGGCTATATATAATAGGAGTAGACATGAGAAATATAATAGTTATACTGATGTTAGTTACGCTGTCTAGTTGCAGCACCATTAAACACGCTGTTGGTGGTGCTTTAGGAGGAGGCTTGGTCGCAGCCTTTATCCCAGAGCCAGCAGCAGTCGCAGCAGGAGCAGCAGCAGGAGTGGTGGTTACGGAGCTTATCATGCCCTCTGCGAGCCCTGCGGCTATTGCGGGGCAGGTTCTGAATGCAGGACCAGTTCAAGGCACTACAGCCTCAGCTTTGCACGAAACGGGTGGATTAATTAAGACCTTAGGTTACTGGTGGATGATCCTCTTTGTGTTACTTCCTCTCTTCAGAAAGAACGGACGCAACTGGTTTAAAAAGTTCGGACAGATTCATAATACCGTATCCCAAGCAGACATTGATGCACGGGATGATGAACAAGATGTGATTATGAAGCATAATGAAGGTCGCATTGCTGCTCTTGAAGAGTTACTTAAAGATCCTTCAACTCATTAGCAAAGTAAAGCTTAGTTAGATCCATCAAACTCTTAGGCATATTCTCATCCAAAAGGTGATGCATGATCTTAGTGTCCCACACATTCTTAGTAAAGATACCGTAGTTGATTAAGAACTTAAGATCAAACTTAGCGTTATGGAACACTTTTCTACTCTTAGGGTTCTCTAATATGTTCCTAACACATTTCCAAATCTGGGCGTAGTCGGGTTCGCCCTTCCTGAAGGGACTATCTTTATGGTCCAAAGGGATTACCCAGTTCCCCTCATGGGAAGATATTGCAATCGTCTGGATC